ATGCAAGCCTCTTGGTTCGTTTGAAGGTGAAGAGGGATATTGATGGGTCGAAAATGCATTGCCGATTCTCAACGTTCGCGATCAATCTCCGTTACGTTACCCCCCCATTTAATCCAAAGATTAGAAACAGTTACCGCACGTCGCTCCTCGTGGATCAAGAGAGCCATAGAAAGCAGACTAAACGACATAGACATTCTACTAAATGCTTCAGTAAAAGAATTGATTCAACCTCTCATCACCAGAGCGGCGTTAAGAAAGACGTTGACACCTGCTCAAATTGTTGTTCTCGAACAAATCTACGATAACGCCGATTAGTTATCTACGTCTTGAGACTCTTCTTTGATGATAGAGATGATTGCTTCTTGGTCCGAAATCTCGTATTCATCAAGGTTAATGAGGTAATTGTAACGAACAGTGTTAGCACCTTGAATGCTATTTTGGGGAATTGTAATTACCAGGTCTCTAACAACGATGTGGTCGGGGTCAACGAGTGTATAATAATCAAGACCGAACCCGCTTCCTGTCTGGTATGCGGCCCATGCTATCTCTCTATTGTCCTCTGCTTCTGACAAACTGTAGGTAGCATCAGGAGACATAAGCAACGTTGCTTGAGCACCACCAGCATTTACGTTACCAATCATATCGCTTTGCCAGAAATGAAACCCTGTAACTTTGTAACCGACGTTAATTCTCCCGTCGTCAAGGATCAAGTCTCTCTTCGCTTGTGCTCCGGCATCTACTGTGATAGTGCCTCGTAATGTGCGTACGCGATTAGAGCGTTTCATCTTACATCTTCCTCCGGAGTTTGTGAGCGTATCTCATAATGTCGCCTTGAGTGCGATTCGCACGTAACGAACCATCCTTCTTTCTGTAACGCGCATTAGCCTCTTTGAGTGCCTTCGACATTTTGGGGTCTTTCTTACGCTTACGTCGCCGTTGAGGAGCGGAAGCTGCAGGTTGTCCAATTACCCCTGCTTGGCGTCCGAGAAACTCGGAAACAGCCCTAACAACGTCTGGTGCTACAGCAGTCGCCGCAGTACCTAGGGGAATTGCTTGAGCCGCACTTGTTACCATCTTGTCAGCGATTAGACGTAAGATGAATGCTTGTTCTTCTGGTGTCACGTTAAGCACCTCACTGTTGAGAGAGTGCTAGTGCCATTGCCGCCGCTTGAGTCATTGTCTCTACAGTGCACTCCAGGACAACCGAAACAGTGCTTAGGTAGTTAGCGCCTTGAGCCACGCCCAAATACATCTGTTCAACCGCGATCAAGTAGCCGTCGGTAAAGTCTTGTGGACCGGCGTCCATAGATTCGTTGAGAACGGTCAAAAGTCCAGCCGCATCTTGTTGAACTCGGAGACATCCGCTAGCAACGACGCTACGGTTGTTGAGATTAACCAGAGCGGTTTGAGATTGGGTTGTGAGTTGAAAGTTAACTTCACTTTGAGCACCTGCTGAGGCCGCAATATTTTCACCAGCGTTGCCATATTGAACTTGCACGTTGTGTATGCGGAGAACAGACTTTCCTAGAGCGTCAACGTATGCGCCTAAGTCAATTGCTGATTCATTGAAAAGGACACCTGCTCCTGGGTCGCCTAAAGTTGCAGTTGCTCGTATGAAGAAAGAATCCGTTCTAGCCATGAAACCTATTATGATAGGGTATGGTTCTTAGTAGTATGTGTGTCAAGCAACCATTGTCCTACGCCGAGAGTAGCGGTATAATGCAGAGCAGTAGACCTCCTACAACCCAAAACCCCTCAAAAATAAAATAAATGACTGAATCTTTTTATGTGACTGCGAATTCGTACGAAACATGACGAGTTATTGTCTAAAATGTGAGGCCAGCATGAGAACGATTTATCCCTCCTACGGGAAATTACGTTTTGTCCAACGACATTGCGTAGAATGTGGGTGGTCTTCAAGACCAATTCAAATCCCCGACACCAGGAGAGACATGACCAGGAGCGATGAAGAATGAGAAAGGCGCTTGTATGCGACATTTGTTTTGATTTGACATGGTTTGATATGTCGGAAGTCGCTCGTGGGCCGCGTTCTTGGTGGACTTGCACCAAATGCAAGCCTCTTGGTTCGTTTGAAGGTGAAGAGGGATATTGATGGGTCGAAAATGCATTGCCGATTCTCAACGTTCGCGATCAATCTCCGTTACGTTACCCCCCCATTTAATCCAAAGATTA